GGGTAGTGTAATGCTAGGGCTACTTGGAGAGGATGGAATCGGGAAGTTTTGCGTGTTCTGAGTAGTCTGAGTAGTTTGCGTCTGTGTTTGATTATTTCCTCTCCCGCCGAATATTGAAAGTCCGAAGGGAACACCTACTCCTATACCTATAGCGCCGATTGTCCCATATTTACCTATTTTAATTAAGCTATTTCTCAATCTGCTTCCTTTTTCTAAATCGTTTGATGTGAGATCTTCTGTTAGGGCTTTCTCGGTGTTTGTCTCTCCTGCTATATCTTTACCTGCGTTTTTCTCTAAATCTAATTCGCTTAAAATGTCTCTCTCTGCCGGATTTGTGAGAGACGTTCCTTCAGCTGATATATCTTTCAATAGTGGATTAGCCAAATCTGTAGCTGTTTCTCCTCCTGCCGCCGCTGCTCTAGCTCCGGCTAGCGCGGCTTCAGCTCCTACGTCTGCGGGGCGTAGAAGAGAAGACGCCACATCGAGTCCCGGTAGAAGATCAGCGATCCCGAATGCCACATCGCTGATCTTATTTCCTAATGATTCCCCCGGATGTGCTGCCAAGTGTCCAAAAGTCCCCGTGATGGGAATCACATTTGAAGCTAGCTGTGATGCATCGTTAATAAGCTGCCAACCTTTCTTGACGCCAAATCTACTTAGAAAGCTGAAGATTGGCGTATTAGCTACGCTCTGATTTTCTACTTCTTGGACAGCCTGAGAGAAAGGAACGAAGTGATGATATCTAATTAAATCTCCGGTTTCTCTTCCCAGCGCTCCTACATCAGTATAAAAATTAGTTAATCCAGCACGCGTAGCGCGATATCCTTCTGCGAGCGCCTTTTGCACATCGCTTAAGGTTTCGCCCGGAATTTGTGCTAAATCGTTGTGAACTATTTGCGCTACATGTCCCAATGCATGTTCGATTGGGTTTATGTGAAATGGATTTGGTGGATGACTGATCTCGTTGTGGACTAGCTTTTCTGCGCCAGAAACTGTTTTTTTAGCTTCTTTGGTCAAATTTGTGACAGCGTTCTCTACATCGTTAAACAGTCCTCCAAAAAAAGACATCGTAACCATCCTATCTCTTTATTTGTCGTTTTTGACGTGCAACGTATTGTTGGACTTGAGCTGCTAGTTGCGCAGGGAGGGCTGCAAGTTGATCATAATACGGAAGTACGTAGCTGACGTAGAGAGAGTACACATTGTCTTGATTTGCTAGAGCTAGATCGTATTCTATTGAATCGCTAGGAGAATGTGTCAAATCCAAATCGCCACTGAAATACTCCTTAAAGTCTATAATTGCAGTAGCTCCGCTATATGGCGCTACTTGGTACTGAGCCTGGTTTTCTGCCTGTAAGGCGCTCCACGAAACCTTAAGCTTGTCTGTTGGGACACCTCTTACTATTTTTAGCTCATATTCCGTTGGATCTGTGTTGTTGATGCCCGTATTAGCGTTCATGACATATATTAATTGTCTTTTGTAAATCTGTCCGGGCTGCAAGTATGCCACGTGAATTGGCGCTGAGCTAGCCGGTACGTTAAATGTAGGGATCTCGATTACTTTCGGCAAGACAGTCGCTAAAGGCATTTCACCGTCTGCGCCGAGACCGCCTTCTGCAGCTATCTCAGCCGCAGTAACTCTTTCATATGTAATTGTTATCACGAAGTTCGCATTTACAGTGACACCGCTAGGCGCCTGTCCAGTCAGCATGCTGAGTATGATGTTCTGAACCATGGTTGCAGGGAAGCCAGCCAAATCGAATTCCCACATTACGTTAAGCTGAACGCTTCCTCCTGCTGGTACGCTAGTTCCGGGCGCCGGATATGCTGGATTTTGCCCTCTAGTTGTGTAGTACATTAAAATGCCAAGACCTGTACCCGAAACTGAATATAACGTCTTTGAGCCTTCATATGATAAATTGAAAGTTTGAACGAGATTGTACGGGAAAGGCGCTGATGGAAGAGTTACAGCGCTAGTACCACCATTACTTATGGTCCCTATAAGTTGAACTCTCATCTTTCTGATGAAATTATTCCGCGGGATTTTGATAGGAATGTTAGTTCCTGCAGACCACGGATAAGTCTGTTGTAATGTTTCTGTATATATTTCTCCCATTTTTACCACCTAAGTTAGAGTTTTACGAATTTATAGAGAGTTAGTCCTGCCCACACTCCTACTGCTACAACTACTAACAATATGACATAATGCATAACGTCTTCTTTCATTTCTTCTCCTCCAAAAGAGTCTCTTTAGGTTTTTCGCTATAAATCTTTCCTACGTTAAGAAAACTGTTTTTCTGAAATTGCTGATTTTTCATCAAATTAGCTAAAAAGTCGTAGATTCTGCTATGAAAACAAAGTTTTCGGTGTGAGAAGTTTCAGAAAAAGTTCTAAATCGGCTTATGTATTTTTATCGTTTGACTATTCACGTCATAAATCAAAAAGTAATACTGCTTAAGAGTTTTGACTTTCTCAGCTGCTTCATCACTTATGTATTTACTTATCCACTTTAGCTCGTTCGGTTCTCTAGTATAAAACATGATAATGAGATCTGCTTGTTTGTACACAATCGGCATTAGATCGTATACTCTCTGTGTTGATAGTAGTAGCCCTAAAGCTGCGTGTCGATTTGCGTGAAGCGCTTCGTCTATTGCAGGCGTTACTTTCTGCCGATACTTGAAATGATAGTAAGCCTCATCTATAATGAGAACACTAGTTCCCCATTTTTTAGCGTGTAGTTTTGCTGCATTCCATAATTTTTCAAAAAATACATCATTTTTCTCTCTGTCGTATACTACTACGTACTGTTTAGAAACGATATCTGAAAGTGTAGTAGCGTAGTAGCCGAATTTTGAATATTCAGACCCACTTCTTAGAAGATTATGATCATCTATGATATAGCTAATTCTGTGCGCTTTCAACACAGGCATGAAGTAATGCTTAATTAGATAGCTTTTTCCTGAGCGTTTTCTGCCAATAATGACTATAATGTCATCTGGATTCATCCAGACCACTCAAGAAGAAATCCTCCAGTTGATTATACATCTCTGCGAGTTCTTTCCGAAATTCTTCGTTGGTCTCACAGGCTAGCACAAGTACATAGAAGAATTGAAGAGACCCGCTTAGAGGAGCTGCTTCTTTGAATTTATTAGTAGCTGTCGATATTCCGTCTAAGAAAATTTTTGTCACTTGGCATTCTTCAAATTTCGGCTGAACTTTTCCTTCTTTTAATTGTTTTAAGTATTCTTTTGCTTTCCGGTCTAACCCGTTTTCCGCTATCTGACTAATGAGATTGACGATCATGCTGCTAGGAACTTTCATATATTCATCTCCTCCATCACTGTCATCTGTGATTTCACCTTATCCTTTTCACTTAGATCTGATTTGTTACCTTCTCCCTTCCATTGTTTTTTCTGATCTTTCTTTTCTTCTTCCTCTTCTTGAGACTTAAAGTAAGTTACAATCGCTACTATATCGCTAGCTGCAGCGCCGGCGCTTCCGATTCCTAATATAAATAATTGTACGTAACGCTCATTAAGTAGACCAAGAGCGTCTAAGAGCTGATAGTAGTATTTCCCGTGACTCTTTATCCTCTCATCTGGAATTATGTCGTTTAGTTCCACGTCTTTCTTGTACTTAGTTGATAGAATCCTAACAACTAGTTCTAAAAGCGCTCCATAAGCTAACGATACGACTTCTTCGTTTATTTCAATAGGCTTTTGTGCTTCTGCAGTTAGCTCCTCCGGAAGTTCTCCTCCTACTTGTGGTTCTCCTTCTGTCTCTCCTTCTTCCTTCTTTTCCTCTTCTAAGTTTAGTTTAAGGCTCTCGTCTACTTTTTGCTCATTCTGGGCTGCTTCTTTGAGCTTCAACTTTGATTTTATCGCCCTAAGGTATTCCCTTGGATGCTTATTATTCCACCAACTCTCTATGCCTTTAACAACACACTCCTCATCAACACCGTTATCAAGCAAATCCTTAATAACGTCCATCCTTTTGCGTCCTTTGATTACTATCTCCTTCCCGTTCACTACTAGTTTCTCTGGTTCAGGAGCGAAGAACTCAGACTGGCAGATCTTAGTTATATCC